AGGACCGTTCGGGCTGTAGAACAGCAGCACGCCGTTCTCAGGGAACACGGGCAGCAGCTGACCGTTCTCGGCCAGGTAGCGACCCTCAGCCACGCGAATACCGCGCTCCAGACCGAAGTAGCGAGCAAGCATGTCCACGTCGATCGAGTCGGCGGTGGTGTACTTGATACGCTCAAGGATCGACTGGTTGGTCAGCAGTTGGTCGAAGATCGCGGTACCCACAATCATCGAGTTCGGGCGGATACCGATCTGGTAGGACACGCTACGCTTCAGGGTCAGCACAGCCTCGATCGGGTTCGAGGTGGGATCGCCCCAAGGAGCGGCACCAGCGGCAGCACCGTAGGAGGTCTGGAACTGGGTGAAGGTTTCGAAACCGAGGCCAGTCTGGGAGCCAGGCACGCCGTTGTAAGGCTCGTAAGGGTTGAAGGAACCGGTCACGGTCACCACTTCAGCCACGGTCTTCTCGTAGGCGTTCATCAGGCGGGACATTGCGTTGCGAGTTTCAATCGCACGCAGGTCAACCTGGGCAGGACCTTCGCCAGCGTTCTCAATGACTTCTTCCGGCAGTTCCCAAGCCACCACTTCCTGTTCCAGGGCGTAGGGCTCGCTGTCGTAACGAGTCTGCACGTACGGAATGTTGGTTCCGTATGCACGACGGAAGTCGTTGATGGCGAACTGTTCCTTGCCGAAGCGCAGGATACGGCCAGCACGAGTTGGGGTGTCCACCACGGGCGCGATGAAGTTCGCGATGTTGGTGGAAGGGAGCATGAAACCTTGGGCGAGCGTCGTCAGAATTGGATCGACGCCCGCATAGGTTTGGGCTAGGTTCATCATGGGAGGGAGTACTCCGTAATTCTATTAAGATGATTTCAACGGGTTGCAACCGCTTGGGCTTACGCCCAAAGAGAGCAGCCAAGCGGTGAGCAACCAGATTACTCAGCTGAAGGAAACGGTCACCATGTTGCGACCACCAATGTTGATGATGTCGCGGATGGTGGGCACAGTGCCGTCAGCTTGAACAGCGGTACCGGAGGCGGAAGCCTGACCGATGGCGTTCACCAGCAGAGGAGTGTTGTAGGCGATAGGAGCGGAAGCGGGGTCCACTTCCACCAGCAGCAGACCGGAGGTAGCCACGGTAGCCAGACGAGGGGAAGCAGGAGCGTCAGCGAACAGGGGGATGAAAGCTTGGTTCACACCCAGGATGGTGGTGGGGGTAGCGCCAGGGAGGGTGCAGGTGCCCACTTGGGTGCCAGCGCTCACAGCACGGAATTCACCGATGGCCACGCTAGGATCAGCAGTGAAGGTTTCAGCGAAACGGATGTACTGCTTGCCGTAGGCCGGAGCAGCATTAGTCGAAGTAAACATGTTCCTATTTCAAAGGGACTTTAATTTCGGTATGTGTGGGTTTACCTTGTGTATGGTTTTTACCCTTAACGGTATTCAATATGGCAGCGACAGCGATCATGGCAGCGGCAACCTCTACCGGGCATGGGCAAGGAGCCAATCGGCTGCCAACCCATTTCGTCGTAACGCACACAGTCGGGACAGGTGCGTTTGTCATGTCGCGCCACACGACGCATTTCCTTGTTTCCCTTTTGCTTCTCGCCAAAGAAGCGACCAAGTTGGAAGAATGAATACAGGGGAGTTACCAAGTAGCGATCCACTCGGCTCTTTACCCCCTTCCATGTCTTGCCGACCGCACTCCCTTGTGTTGCTTCGGCATCACCTGCTTCAATTTCCTCTTCGGGAGACCCAGGGTCCCCACCAAGGAGTTCATCCACATTCCAATCTTCGAATGCGCCTGGGCGAAACCAGGGAGCAGTCTCGTCATCCTCGGCGAAGTCCACCGAATCGTCTTCGTATTTCAAGATGCCATTGTCCAAGTAGGTTTTGGTTTCAGAGAGAAACTTGATCAAAGGGGTTAACTGCGTACCAACGATGCCGGAAAAGGACTGGTCCATCTTCTCCCGAGGCTGGGAATCCCCAGATCCCAGGTAGACGGAAGCGAGAGCGGCAGTGAGGGTTTTATCGACTAGAGCACGTTCGTACTCGTCGAATTTCATCTGCCGATCTCTCAGTCCTTTCACGACCACCTTTGCCTCCGCGCTCATCCGATCCTCGAGTTTCTCAAGGGTCTTGTACCTTTTCGCCAGGCGCTCGGCCTGAGCTAAGTAGTCGCTTTTTCGTTTAGCGACCATTCCGACGAGCGAGAGGAGGTCCATCAGCTATACATCGCTTTCTTAAGGGCTTCCACGTAATCCATCTCACCACCGGACTTCTCTACCATCGAGAGAGCCCTTTGGTGGGGATCCAGATCAGCTTCATCCACGAACTTCATGGATCCGCCAGCATACTCGCTGAAGTCCACAAGGTTGGGGAGCTTATCCAGGATGGTGAACAGGATGCTGGTAGCGGTCTCACCCTCGGAGAATTCCAGAGTGCCGAATTCCAGACCCTCGGCGAATTCCATCAGCTTGCGCTCAGGAATGATGGAGTCAACCATCTTGCCGGTCTCATACAGACCTTCCACGAAGCTGTGGATCTGCTCACGGCGGTGAGCAACTTGGGCTTCACGGTACTCTTGCTTGATGCGAGCGTTTTCGGCCTTCAGAGCCTGCAGCTCAGCGTAGAACTCGCTGAACTCTTCGGACTCCTTGTAGTTCCGACCCATGGGCTTATTCTTACCCATATCGCAGAACTCGTCGTCCATGTCCTCGTCATCTTCCTTATAGGTAGATCCGAAGCCAGTCTCGGTGTAAGGATTTTGATCCTTCTTGTGCTCAGCGTAGCCAGTGCTCACACCGGAAGGACCGGTTTCTTCAGCCACACCACCGTCAAACTCACCGCTCAGCATGTCCTTCTTGGACTTCTGAACGCCAGCTTGAGCTTCCAGACCTTCAGCGTGCTCAGAGGCCATTTCCTCTTCGCCCTTCTTCTTGCCCTTCATCTTGGCAACGTTCTTCTTGAAGGCCTCAGGCATTTCGCCGTGGTCAGCACCACCAGTCACACCGGAAGGACCGGTCTTCTCTGCGGGCTCATCATCTTCGTCCGAATCGAATGCTCCGGGGGTCAGAGCTTTCTTGCTGGACTTGGCTTCACCTTTGTAGGACTCGGAGTACACGCCACCGGTCTTCAGGGTCATTTCGTCAGGACCACCCTCGAATTCACCCGAGAGGATCTTCTTCTTGCCTTCGGCGTACACGCCAGACTTGCCGGTCACCTCAGCGGGCTCGGGCTCGGCGTAGTCAGCCATCACGGAGCCAGGGATACCACCACCATGGGAGTGAGGCATCTTCTGACCGCTCTTGATCTGCATCACGCGGGCATTCTTAGCCTTGGTGACGTTCTCCATGCCAACGGCAAAGATTTCGTCATCGGGCATCTCTTCGGTTTCAGTCGGGACCTTGGTCTCGCCATCCACACGGCCAGCAGGGTTGGAACCCGAGGCGGTCTCGGCGTCGTTCACGCCGTAATCAACGTCATCGTCGTAGACGTCGTTGTTGTACATTTGATCGCGACTCATTTCGTCGTACCGTCCTTCATCGTCAGGGTCAACATAGCGACCGGTCTTGCGACGGTCTTCTTCGATACCGTTGTTCTTAGCGGCAGGGCGACCAGCGTCGTGCTGCTCTTTACCACGAGCGATTTCGAAGCGACCATTGGTCACATCTTCGTCGCTGGCTTTACCAGTCTTGTAGCGATCTTCGGCTTGCTCGGAGGACTTACCGGTGTCATAACGACCCTCGGTGCCATCCTTCTCCACTTCCTTCTCAGGGTGGGTGCCGAACTTCACCTTGCCAGGGCGAGGATTCTTCTTGTCGGACACAGGACCATGGTCCTCAGCATAGTCAACCTTGCCAGGCTGCATGCGGGGATTGCGCATTTTGGGGTTGTCCGCACTGCGCTCTTCGTGGTCCACGGACATGTCTTCGTCTTCGGCGTAGACGTTCTCGACGATCTGAGACACGGAGCCATGCTTCGTGCTCTTCTTTTTCCGGCTGATGCCTTGTTCTTCCATGAAATTAAAGTCCTCTTCCGGGAACTGGTCTTCAAGATCTGCGACTGCTCTTGCGTTGTCGCCTCGGCGAACACGCTCAGAGTAGTTAGCAGGGTTGCTGGGGTTTTCCACCTCAGAAGCATTGCTTTCAGCTTCAGCCACGCCCGCTGTTGTATCTTCCGCCTCTGCTTGGGGGGAAGTGTCGCCCATAGCCTTGTTCACCTCTGCTTGCATTTCACTGCGAGCAGCATCCAACTTCTCCTTGAGCATTTCCATCGGACTCAGGTCACGAATCATCGTGGGTCCCAGGTCTTCATCAAACACTTGCTCGGGAGTGAGGGCGACGGCGAAGTCATAGACTCCGACACGCTGGTCCCACTCAGCGAAGTTAAACGGTTCCAGACCTTTGACCGCCGGAGGTGCAGCGCCAAGCAAGGCGAGGTGCCGTGCCGTCCACTTACCAGGGTGCGGGTTAATCTGAGAATCGGGCGAATAGAAGGAGATGGAACACTTACGATAGTGTCCGTCCTTCACAAGATCTTTGGCAACATCCGTAAAGGCTACGTTTGCGTAAAGGTTGTCACCGATACGCTCGAAACCTTTGATCCACCCGTATGACGGGAGGCTATCGGAATCACCCTGGTGACCGAGCACCAGTGGGGCTTCATGGATCTGCGGGTCATACGATTGTACGACTTGATCCAAGTCTTTAGGGCTGAAGGATCGAGCAACACCTTGGGCAGACGTTTGATCGCCTGCCTTGAATACGTGAATACGTTTCGTAAACATGGCTTGCTAAACCTATCTCGCTCAGGTTTTGGTTGGGGGTGATGTCTTAGACTCCCCTGGTGAGTTCCCCTGACGCGAGCAGAACTGAATCGTTTTACCCCTACTTGCCCATCTTCACTGCTTCATCTTCCGTTATCTTTTCATTACCAAAAGGTTTCGTTCCTTCCTCGTCTTCCCCTTCACCACCGAAGATCTCATCGAACAGAGCATCCGTCTCCTCATCACCTGAGGATTCCCCTTCTCCACCACCGAACGTCTTCTCGTACAGATCTCCGTCTTTCTCAGGATCGTACTGCTCTGGTGTCTGCTCTGCTTGTGGTGCTTCTGCTTGGAAGTCTTCCTCTTCTGCCAAGTCCACCTTGAAGTGGTTAGCCAGCCATTCCTTCTTCGGCTTATATCCCGACTGGATGAGGAGGCTAACGTCGGCCATTGTCAGAGTGGACTCTTCCAGATTAAACTGGCGGCTGATCTTGGGAGCTTCGACGTTGACGCCAAAGTTAAGGTCAACAATCCACCGAATGAGTGTGTCGCTCAGTGTCTGAGAAACCAACTGGGCAAGTTCAGAAGCACGAATTACGCGCACCAGGTTGGCCACCTGGGAGGAGGCACGAGAGCCCGCTTCAGCCTGACCAGCTTCGTCCTCACCGCAGATCAACAAGGAGATTTCTTTGTCGATGTACTCAATGAGGTTCATGAAGATGTCAGCTGAACCGGAAGGGTTGAGGAACTCCAGCTCATAGCCCTCAGGCAGGATCATCGCTGTCTCCTGGCTCAGGTTCGACAGGTGGTCGTAGAGGGTGTCGATTTCAATGTTTGAAGCTGACAGTGGTGCCTTCGCAATAGCTGTTGGAGTCGCGTATCGGTCACCGTAGAGTACATAAGACTCAATAGCACGACGGCGGAACTTAACGATAGGATAAAGTATGCGGCCAAGCCCCGTACCATAGGGATCACCTGTGTGAGAGAGCCAGTAACGCTGGATGATAAACTTCCGCGCTGGCAGTTCAATACCTTCGAACATACGGTTGAAGGTGAGCACACGCATCGTGAAACCTGTATCGGCGGTTTCCGATTCCTGGAATACGAAACGACGCTGGTCGCGAATACGAACGTCAAAGGGAATGATACCTTGCTTGGTCTTCTTCCACATCACTTCACCCACGGAGAAACCACAGATGAGGGCTTCACCCAATCCCTTATATAGATCGTCTACGTCAATATACTGAAGGGCTTCTTCTACGAAGTCTTTAACGGCGAGGTCACCTGGCTTCTCTGAGGCAGGTGTCAGCAGCCAATCACGTGAAGTGATTTCCTGGCAGAGCTTCATGAAGGATGCCTGAACTGAGGAGTCCCAGAGCAGGCGTTTGTAGATGATGAGGGCACGATTACCGCCCTTCTGAATAATGAGATCGTCGTCTGGACGGACGATCGTGTTCCCTTGCCCAGTGAAGGGCGAGGAACTACCGAACATGTAAATGCTCGATAGATTATAGGGGTCCGTCGTATACTTAGCGACTTCACCCTGGGGAACGGGAGGGATTTGAAATCTTTTCGCCATCAGATGCTCAGAGTGAAGGAGAGAGGAGGTTGAGGAGCTCCGTTAACATAGTAAGTAATCGCGACCTGGTAAAGACCGTCGTCGCCTTGCAGCCAGCTACCATTGACTTCTACGGAGTCAACTTCAGGAACATTCTGAGCCACAGCGATTTGAAGCTGCGAATTGATAAGAGAGGGCTTCAGGATTTGGAAAATATAGTCATCCGTCCCGTAGCTGGCTCGCATAACACGCTCGTACCACCGTGTCTCCACGACGGAAAGAACGTGCTCGCTAACCAAGTCGAAGTCTACGGAGGTGGCCAAACCA